TCATGTCCAGAATCGGATAAGAACCCGACCATTTGTGCCAAGCGCGTTATTTGGGCCATTCCCGCCACTACCGGCTCCATCGCGATCAGGGTCTGTGGCATTTCCAGGAACAGCACTATCTCCCACCAATGTGATGCGGTTGGAGGCCGTCAGTGTCGGGTGGACGTAGCCAGATCCGCCTGCTCCTCCATATGGTGGTTGCCCCTGAGTGTTGCCGCCAGATGCCCCGCCCCAATAGCCTCCACCGCCGCCGCCCCCACCGGGAGTGATGTTCGGGCCGCCGCCACCATTACCGTCACTTGCATTAATGTGATCACCGTCACCCGACCACGCTGTACCACCGCCTGCCGGTCCGCCACCGCTCGCCGTCCCCGATCCATTTGCCTGCGCATTGGAGCCTCCGCCGGCACCACCCCGATCATTGCCGGCACCGCCACCACCTCCAGCAGCAGCGATCAAGGTACCATTCAGGAAAATTTCCGAACGTGCCCCGCCCCCGCCGCACCCGCGTCCTCCGCTTCCCCTGCCGCCGTCGCCGAGTCCCGAGCCTGACAATCCGGCATCCGTTCCCAGTGCACATCCCCCAGCTGCGTAGGTCAGCACGTCGCCAGGAGCGAGGGTAGTTTCGGCGTAAGTGTAGCCTCCAGCACCGCCAGCGACACCGAAACGAGCAGCACCACCACCACCCCACATCTTAATTTTTGCAATGCACGCGTGCATCACTGTAAAACTTTGAGTGGCGTTTGTTGTCGAGTTGATTGTCCATCCTGTTTGCGAAGTAGAGCCAAATTGTGGTATGCCGCTCCTCCAGTATAGTCCTCCAGACCAAACATTTTCTCCTTGCTGCCTTATAAACACGAACTTTGTAATCATGTTTGGGGTCGAGTTGAGAGACGGCGCGGTTCCGCCGTCCCATTCAATGCTCTCTCCAGAGGACGTTGCCCACGCGACGATTCGATTTCCCTCGGCGTCCATTTTCAGATCGATAACAAGCGTCAAAACCTGATTCTCTGCAAGAACAACTGAAGGGAGTGTCAAAGTCGTACTTGTATTAACGGTGTAACGTTGAATAGATCGATTAGTTAGAGTAGTTGCAGCGCCTGTCTCAATACGTGAAGTGGTGGTTTGATAAGCGGGCCCGTCGATATTTATAGAGGTTACAATGACAGAGCCTGTAAAAACATGTTGACCCGCAAAATATTCAAGAGTTCCGCCGCTCATTATTCCATTGCCACCGGATGCCAGTATACGGGCGTCGAAATCAGTAGGGGTCGTTCCGGAATGAAAATCGATGTGGGGCGTGCTTGCATTGCCGTCTGTTCGTCCAATCTCAACAGCGCAATTGGAAGGGCCATTCAACGTAAGGCTGCTTCCGCCGTTGATTACAAGAGGATCGGCCGGGTTGAAATTCCCGCTGTGCCAGACCGGGTTGCCGTTGACCTTCAGCGCCCCGGCACCGGCGGTGACGCTCGTGCCATCGCTGAACTTTATGGACGCATCACTCAGGGGCAGGACCAAATGGCCATTCTGGTCGAAGGTCGCCGACACCGAGTGCCGCACGCCGCTCTTGTGGGTGACGACGTCGACCACGTCGTCGGCGCCGTTCTGGCGGAAGCGGAGGTGGGCGCCGCCGCTCGCGCCGACCTCGATGTTGCCGAAGCGCGTCGTGCCGACAAGGGCGTTGGCGGTGACCACGAGGTTCCTGTTGGGATCGATGCGCAGCGCTTCCGTCTCGGCACCGGCGGCGTAGCGGAGGATCTGGAGGAACCCCCCGTTGGCGTTCGGCGTGAGGCGGTAACCGTCCGCGGCGTTCGACTGCTCCAGATGCAGGGCCGCGGCGGTCGGGGTCGTGGCCTTCACCGACATCATGGCACCGGAGAACGCGAAACCGGCGCTGGTGAGATCGATGGACTGGTCATAGCCGGTGATGGTGATTCCGGCTGTCCCCGTGCCCACCCGGCGCAGATGGAAACCATCCGCGTTGACCATGAACATCGACGCGGGTGCGTCCGCGATGCGCGTGTCGCCGACGGTGCCCTTGTGCTCGATGTTGTAGGTCAGGCGACCGCCATTCAGCCCGTTTCCGGGCCAACCCTGAAGCACCGTGTGGTCGCCCAGCCGGATGTGCTGGTGATTTCCCTTGAGCCAGATCGTGGGGGTACCGAACTCGCCCCAGGTGAAGGAGGCCGTGCCGGTGTAGGTGTTCTGCGCGGCGAGCTGGGGCAGGGCGGACAACTGCACGCCATCGAGCAGATCGGCATCCAACCCCGAGCCTGAGCCGTCATTGCCCGCGTGCCAGACGGTGTTGTTCTTGTAGGTCAGGCGGTTCAGGTCTACGGAGAGCGTCGTCGTCCAGACGATCGGGTCTCCCGCGTTCTTGCCGACACCCGATGCCGAGCGGTGGAAGAGGCTTCCCCCGTTGCCGTCGCCCGTGACATGCAGGGTGAGCGCCGAGGCATCCTCGCCGGGGGTCGCGAAGGTGGGCGAGGTTCCGCCGGCCGTCCCCCAATACCAGTGCGAGCGACCGGTTCCATCCTGTTGCATCCACGACGCCGGCCCCGCCGGCGTGCTTCGCGAGAGGCCCGCGTTGGCGTTGATCGTCTGGTGGAAGGTGGTGGCGCCGGAGAACGTATTGGCGCCGGAGAAGCTGTTCGCTCCGGTGAAGCTGTTGTTGTCGGCAAGACCGGACTTCTGGCCGAGTGCCGTCGTCATGGTCGTGGCGAAGGAGGGGTCGTTCCCCAACGCCGCGGCCAGTTCGTTGAGCGTGTCCAGGGTTGCGGGCGCGCTGGACACCAGCGCCGCCACCTCGCCGCGGACGAAGGCCGTGGTCGCGATCTGGGCGGTGTTCGTGCCGGCCGCCGCGGTCGGCGCCGAGGGGGTGCCGGTCAGGGCCGGCGACGCCAGCGGGGCGGCTGCCAGCACCGTTCGCGCTGCCGCGGCGTCCGCTGCGGTGATCACGCCGACCATCGGCGCCGCCAGCGCCGACGGCGCGCCGGAGCCCGCGGCCGTGCGCCCGATGACCGTGTTCGGCGCCACGTCGGCCATGGTGATGCTGCGGTTCGCGGCAAGCGAGCCGCCGCCGGTCAGCAGGCCGGTGCCGGTGACCGTCGTGCTGGTGGCGGCCTTCTGGGCGAGTGCGGCATCCACCTCGGACTTGGTCCAGGCGTCGGTGATTCCGAAGCCGGCCAGGGTCGTCGGGTTGCTGCCGGCGGTCACCCGGCCATAGGCGTCCACCACCACCTGCTTGTAGCCGCCGGGAGTCACGCCCGTCGCCGTCAGCTCGAACTCGTACTCGTTGTCGAGCGCGGTGATTCCGATGCTGGCGGAGGCACCGGCCTTCGGAAACTTGACCGGGTTGATGATCGACAGCGTCTTGGTGATGTTGTTGAACCCGAACAGGAGCCGGGTTCCGGCCAGTTCCAGCCGGTCGCTCGGATTGCTGGCGGCGACGTAGTTGGCGCCCTGGGAAAAGACGCCCCAGGTGTTGCCGCCGACGATGGTGGCGGCCTGGTCGGCGAAGCTCTCGGCGGCGCCGGCCCAGTGGCGGGAGGAGAATTTCCCGGGCTCGACCTCGGTGTTGGGCTGCGCCTCGGCCCATTGCTGGGCCTTGTTGATGATCGCGCCCACATTGGCGGCGGTCGCCGACGCGGCGTCGCGCGCGATCTCGGCCCCGGTCTTGGCGTCCAGTGCCGCTTCCCGGTGGTCGGCGGCGGTCTGGGCGGCGGCGGCGGCGGACTGGGCGCTGGTGGAGGCGTTGGCGCTGGCGTCGGTCGCGTTGCTTGCGGCGGCGCTCGCAGCGGTCGCGGCGTTGGATGCGGTATCGGCGGCGCCGGTCGCGACCGTCGCCTTGTTCGTCGCGGCCTGCAGCGCCGCCGCCGCACCCTCGGCCGCGGTCTCCGCCGCGATCTCGGCCTGCTGGGCCCCCGCCCGCGCCGTATCGGAGCTCAGCGCGGCGGCGCTGGCGGCGGAGGAGGCTGCGCTGGCTTCGGCCGCCTTGTCCGTCGCCACACCGGCCCCCTCCGCCGCCGACGCCGCCGAGCCGGCAGCGGCGTCGGCCTTCTGGCCGGCGGTGGTCGCGGCGCCGGTGGCCGTCGTGGCGGCGTCGGCGGCGTCGGTCGCGTGCTTCCTGGCGCTGTAACCCGCCCCTTCTACCGGCCCGTCCATCCGCTCGGCCCATTGCTGTGCCTTGTCGCGCGCAGCCGAGGCGTCCGCCGCCCTGGTGGTGGCCGTGGCGGCGGCTGTGGTGGCCTCGCCGGCCTTCGTGGTCGCGGTGGACGCGGCGCTCTCGGCGGCGACCTTGGCGGCGTTGGTGAGCGTCTTGTCGGCGTCGATGCCGGCCCGCGCGGCCTGGGCCGCGGCGCGCTCGGCGACCGTCTGGTCGCGGATGGTCTCGGTCGCGGCCTTGGCCTGAGCCGCTTGGCCGGCCTGCGCCGTGGCGTCGGCGGCGGCGGCCTCGGCCCCGGTCCGTGCCGTTTGTGCCGCGGTGCTGGCGGCAGCGGCCTGGTCGCGGGCGCTCGCGGCGGCGGCGGCTGCGGCCTCCGCCCGCTCGGCCTCGTCGGTGATGGTGCCGACGATGGTGGCCGCCTGTTCCGCGTGGTGGCGCGCCGAATACTCATCATCGACCACGGGGCCGTCGGTCTTGGTGGCCCACGCCCGGGCCTCGTCGCGGAACGCGGCGGCGGCGATCACCGCCTCGCCGATCTGTGGTCCCGGACGCCACGCACCGTCGTCGAAGATGTAATCGACATAGGCCTCGTCGCGGACATAGACCCGCCATCCCTCGCGCGGTTCGATGAACTTCCAGACGTCGTTGTCCCACACGGCGATCCGGTTCGTCTGGCCGGCCCAGATCCCGGTGGCGCCGGCCGGGACGATGTAATTGACCCGTTCGGAGGGTGTCGCCGGCGGCGCCGTGGCAACGCGGCTCTCGATCACGTTCAGGCCGGTGTCCTGCTCCACGATGGCCTGTTCGATGCGCAGCACCGCCTGTTTCCACAGCTCGGCGGTGTCGATGTCGCCGTAGCCCGGATAGGGGATGTTGTAATAGGGGGTGAAGTCCCGGTTGATGACGTAGGCCTGGGCCACGGCCGTGGCGCCGGCGTAGGGTGCGGACAGCGTCAGCTGCGTGTCGCTGTCCACCGCGGCGACGGTGTAGGTCACACCGGACTGGCGCAGGGAGAAGGTGTGGCCGGGCAGCACCGGGCGGTCGGTCTTCCAACCCGTGCCGCTGCCGGTGACGGTCGTGGCGCCCTGGGTGACGGTGACGCTGCCTACGCGATATTGGGACATCACAGGCTCTTCGGTCTGGAGTTGGTCACACCGGGTCGGGCCAGGGCAGCTCCGCCCTGATCCGGTCGAAATCCGCGTTCATCGCCGTCAGCTTCTCCGGCCGCCCGTTGGCGTGGTCCTGGATCGCCTCGGCCTGGGCGTGCAGCGGCCACAGCTTCAGGTACCGCTGGCGCCGCAGGGCGGCGACCTGCTCGCGGGACAGGGTCAGGGCGATGCGCACGTCACGGTCTCCTCGAACGGCAGATGGGGGAACTGGTCGATGACGACGCGGTAGGCACCGGGATAGGCACCGACCAGCTCCAGCCGGCCACCCTCGACGATGTGCGCCGTGCCGTTGATGGTGACGGTGCAGGGATCGGGAAGCAGGATGGTCGCCACGTCCTGGCCGTCGGCGAGGATCGTCGTCTTGTCGAAGCCTGGCAGGGCGGGGCGCGGGCGCACGACGGCGAAGCCGCCGGACAGGTCGACGTAATCGGCGTTGATATCGGCCGTCAGGCCGTCCAGGCGTTCGCAGCCCGCCACGGCTTGATGGTCGAGTTCCACCGGCGAACAATGCCCGGTCTGCACGACGCGGCCGGTGGCCGGGTCGTAGTGGATAAAGGGGACGTGTCCGAGCTCGCCCATCTTCTCTTGGTAGGTGGGTCGCTCGGTCGTAAGGGTCGTGCGGGTGACGAAGTCGGGCCTCATTTGCGCAGCTCCACGGCGCTGATCGCACAGAAATGGTCGCGCGAGTAACCCCAATACTCATGGGGGTTATTGGTTGACCAACTATGGACGCCGGGACCCGGTGTCTCGATCCACATGTAGCCGATGCTGGTCGGCCTCCACTCGTAAGTGATTGAGTTGTTTTCGTTGCCTCCAAAGCCCGTGATGACTTGAAGAAAGGCACCGCGCACAGCGCTCAGCAGCACCGGCTTGCCGACCGTCCATAGGGCTACCGACGCGCTATACGTGCCCTGCGCGGCCGACATGTTCGACGTCGCGAAATCCTCGATCTTTTGGCCGTTGACGGTCAGGTCGCGGATGTTGGCCCGGTCGATGGCCGCGAAGCCGATCTTGGCGTTGGTGACGGCCAGATCGTCGATCTGCGCCTCGCCGATCACCCGCAGCGCCAGCCGGTCGCGGTCCACCGAGCCGGCGATGAGCTGCTGGGCGCTGATCGTGTTGGCGGCGATGTGGGTGCCGGTGATCTGCTCGGCCTCGATGTGCCGGGCCAGGATCGTTCTGGCGCCGATCTGGTTCGCGGTGATGGAGCCGGTCACGATCCTTTCGCCGTCGATGATCGTGCCGCCGTAGTTGGCGATGACCATCGAGCCGCCGTGATAGGTGGCGAGATGGATGCGATCGTTGCCGTAGGCCTCCTGGGTGTCCTGCGTGGCCTGCAGCACTCCCTGGCCCTTGACCCAGAACACGTAGGCGTAGCTCCAGCCGACCGGTGTCCCGCCGGCCGGCACGTTCACCCGCGCGTGGCCGCCGTCGTCCCCCATGTGGAGGATCGAGCCGGCGGTCCAGGAGATGGTGTTGTTGGTCTTGTTCGCCGTGAACTCCAAGCCCTGGACGGTCACTCCGCGCGCGCCGATCATCAGCTTGTTGGCGCTGATTGTGTTGGCACGGATGACGCCGCCGTTGATTTCGGTGCTGTTGGGCCCGGCCCGCCAGTCGCCCAGCGTCACGCCGCCGGCGATCTTGATCTTGCCGGGCTCGATGGTGGTCGAGAGCTGGTTGATCCGCGCCGCCGGATCGCCGGAGTTGGCGATCCCGTCGATCGTCGTCACGCCAGCGGAGGTGCTGACCTGCACCGAGCCGGACAGGATCGACCCGGCTTTGATCTTCGAGGCGTCGAGCTCGCGGATGTGCGCCGTGTCGATGATGCCGTTCTCGATCTGTGCGGAGCGCGTGACGACCCTGTTGGCCGACAGGTGGTCGGCGGTGATGGCGCCGGCCTGGATGGCGCCGGTCGTCACGCTGTCGGCGGCGAGGTGCCCCGCCCTGATCTCGCCGGCCAGGATGTGGTTCGAGCGGATCTCGTTCGCCGTGATGTGGCGCGCCTTGATCGCGTTCTGGCCGATCTGGGTCTCGGTGATTTCGCCCGGCAGCTCGTCGAGCTGGATCGCGGGTTCCCACTCGCTTCCGTTCCAGCGGTGGAGCCGCATCTCCGGCAGCTTGTAGAACAGCTGCACCGGCCCTTCGGGCGCGCCCGCGGGCAGCGCCGTGCCGAAGGGGATCGGGCCGAAATCGTCGGGGAAGTCGGGGATCTGCAGGCTGGCGGTGGTGCCGGCCACCCGCTCGGTCCAGTCGCCGGCGTTCTTGCTGGTGTCCACCGGCCGCAGCCAATAGGTCCGGGTCACCCCCGGCTCCAGGCCGGAGCGGTCGAGCACCGAGCGCTGGCCGGCGGCGCCCGGCACCGTGCCGATCCGGGTCGCGTTGTCGCGGTCCTGATCGACGCTTTCCCACACCTCCGCGTGGTTGTAGTCGGGGTCGGACGGGTTCGTCCAGCTCAGCCAGAAGCCGCGGAAGGATGCGTCCAGGCGGGTGGCGGTGATCGGGCCGGGCGGCTTGTCGTCGCGCGCGGCCACGATGGTGGCGATCTCGCTCTCGGGGCTGTAGTTGGCGCTGCTGTCGTTGGCGCGGACCCAGACGTCGTAGCTGACGCCCGCCACCACGCCGTCCCAGGTGTAGGATGGCTCGCGCGTGTAGACCCACTGCCAGGACAGCGGGTCGTCCTCGGTCTGGCGGATGCCGGCCTGGAACTCGGCGAAGTCGCGGGCGGTGGAGACGTTCCACTCCGCCTTGATGCGCACCCGGCCGTCCTCGCCCACCCAGCTCGTGAGCGCCGGTTTTTCGGGACGGTCCGGCGGCTCGAAATCGGCCTGGAAGGCCGCGGCGACGTAGATGGGCGCGGCGACGACCATCTCGTCCGGACCGAAGGCGTCGTAGTGGCCGACGCGGATATAATAGCCGATGTTCGGGTTTGCCGGGATGACGAAGCCGTCCTGCGGACCGTTGGCGGCCTGGTGGTCCTTGTCGAGCGGGAAATCGCTCGTCTCCGACTGCCAAACCAGCGTGCCGGCGAAGTCGGGGTCGGTGGGCAGCCGGAAGAAGACATGGATCGCGCCCACCGCGCCCGAGACCGTCAGCCCCGCGGGCAGCGGCAGGGGTGGGTTGTAGACCTCGAGCCGTGTCGGCCGGCTCTCGCGCCACAAGGTGTCGCGGATCGTCACCTCGATGATGATGCGGCGCCGCGCGTGGGCACGGCCGAGCTGGGCGCTGTCCTGCCGGTTCGCCTCCAGCGTGTAGCGGAATTCGGGCCGTGGCGAATGTTCGGTGCGCAGCAGCCGTTGCGTGACCGGGTCGAATATGCGGACGGCGTAGTCCCGGAAGCGCGGCTCGGTGCGCCCGGCGCCGGCGCCCGGCTCGTTCGTCGGCTCCCAGGAGGTGTCGGGAAAGTTGGGGCGCCAGGTGAAGACCGGGTCGCGGGTCACGAAATTGGTGTCGGTGCCGCGCTGGTCGACCTGCAGGTGGCTGATGAAGAGGTCCGGGATGGTTTCCCAGCCCTGCGCCGTGATGGTGATGGTGACGGGCCGCGAGCGCATGCCGTTCCAGGCCGTGGACCGCAGCGTGAGCGTGTAGTCGCCGAGCTCCGCGTCGTCGATGTCGTAGGTCGTGACGGTCTGCAGCGTCACCGACCGCTGGGTGCCGGTCGGCATGCCGATGGTGAGCAGATAGCCGTTGAGGTAGGGATGGGATGGCGCCGACCAACTCACCGTCAGGCGCGACCGCGGCTGGCCGTTCCGCATGTAACGGTTTTCCGACGCCGTGACGTTCGTCGGCGCCGGCATGTCCTCGCGCGGCCGCTGGTAGGGGGGCGGAGCCAGCGTGACGTTGCGCTCAACCCGCTCGTATTTGGTGACGTCGTGGAACAGCGCCGTCACTTCGTAGATGTTGGGCTGCGTCTCCTTGATCGCCATGACCCGGAAAGGCCGTGGTGCCAGGTCGCTGCCGGTCAGCGCCCACATCGCACCCGGAATCGGGGGCGTGGAGAAGGCGGTCTCGATGTCGAGCTGGCTGACCTTGCCGCCGGTCCCGGCGGTCGTCACCCTGCGGCTTTCGATGCGGCCGTCCGGCAGGGTGACGGAAATCTGATAGGTCTCGCTCACCAACAGGTCGACCGCCTCGTCGAGCGTCAGAAGCCGCCCGGCGGCATCGATCTCGACGAGCCGTCCGCCGTTGCGGGCCATGGCGTAGGAGGGGTCGGCGACGTGGATGATGTCGCCCGGGCTGATGTCGGCGTGATCGTAGGACGCGGAATAGGTGACCGTTTCCGTCTGGTGCTGTTCGCTGTCGAGCATCCAGAGGCCGAGGCGGCGGGCCTGGCTGCGGCGGGTGCAGCCGAAGGCGCGGATTTGGCCGGTCTCGCGCCAGCCGTATTTCTGGATCAGGTCGGGGTTCTCGACCACCTCGACGGCCGGCTTGTAGCCGTCGTCCGGGTCGTTCCATTGGACCAGCGCGACCGAGTGGCGCGCCTTCAGGGCGGTTCCGGAATAGGAGAAATCGCCGCCGATGACATTGGCGGGGGTGACGAGCTTCACGGCGTCGGCCGGCATGTCGGCGCGCGCGAAGATTTGGCCGGACGACCAGTAGACGAGGCCCCGGAAGGTGCTGGCGATGGCCTGCACCACGGTGTAGGCCTCCTCGCGGGCGCCGATCACGCCGTTGAAGGTGAAGCGGGGCTCCAGCTCCTCGGTGCCATCGTCCTTGCGACGCCCGCTCGGCACCAACCCGTCGCAGTATTGGGCAATCTCGTAGAGCGACCATTTGTCGGTCTGCCCCGGCGCGATCGACCCTCCCAGTCCATAACGGGGATTGGTCAGGATGTCGTAAAGAATCCAAGCCGGGTTGTCGGTCCAAGCGAGCTTGAAGCTGCCATCCCAGATGCCTTGGTATACTCGCGTCTCCGGATTGTAGTTGCTCGGGACCTGGATGATCAGGCCCTTCACGTCGTAGGCGCGCTGCGGAATCTGGTTTCCGAACTGCTCCGCATCGACGGTGATGCCGATCAGCGCCGTGTCGGGATAGCTGAACAGGCCGTCGGTGATGATCGTGTAGCTTTTCCAGTGTGTCTCGTTCTGTTCGGCAACCTGGGTGCTGTCGGCGGTGATGCGGCTGACCCGGATCTCCCACCCGTCCGTATCGGGCGGCAGGGAGACGCGGTAGGCGCGTTCGTAGGTGCTGGTCGTCTTCCCCTCGATGGTGTCGCTGATCTTTGTCTCCCAACCGGTCTTCGACCGTCCGCGGACTTCGATCTTTATCTCGACCTTGCTTCCATGCATGTCACCGTTGCTGGGGTCGGTCCGGTTCAGGCTGGGGATCGAGATGGTGACGCGCACCGCGGTGGCCGTCGCGTCGTCGATGGCGCGGACCAGCGGCTTTTCGAAGAGGATTTTGGCGTCGACCTTCACTTCGGACTCGGCAGCGGGGAAGCCGGTCACCGGCTTCTGGTCCGGAAGGCCTTTGCATTCGACCCACGATACGCCGTGGAAGTTGTCGGCGTTGTCGGGGCCTTTGATCGGCGTGGAATCGAAGAAGATCGACTGTTCCTTGTTCACCAGCCCCTGGATCGGTCCTTCGCCAAGGACGTCGATCACCCGCGCCGTGGCCTTCGATCGCAGCGTGTTCGGATCCTCTTGCGCCGCCCGGCCGCCGCCGCCGCCCTTCTTGCCGCCACCTCCGCTGCCGCCGACCCCTCCTCCGCCGTTATCGCTGGCGCCGCTTCCGTCGCCATGGGCCGAGCCGTCGTTTCCCTCACCGCCGCCGGTCTCCGGAACGGTGCCGTCGTCATCGGGCTCGGGCGGCGGAAGCGACTGGCCATTGTGGCGGATCACAACCTCGGCGGCCTTGCCGACGAGCCGGCCGTTGGTCCCCACGGTGCGCACGGAGAAACGGCCGCCGTTGGGATCGGTCAGCCGGAACTTCATGCCGCGGGCGGTTTCGACATTCACCACCTGCTCGCCGTTGGTGACGGAAATCACACCATTCGGCCAGTAGAGGGTGCCGCCGGAGATCCCGTCGAACTGGAAGCCGGAGTTGGGGGTGGCGGAGGTGATCTGCAGACCGTCGGTGGTGACGCCGTTCAGCGGGACGGCGGATGCGGCGGTGACGCTGGGCGGTTTCTCCTGGACGGACTCGTCCTGCTCGGTCTCGATACCGGCGCTGACGACCACCGAGCCCGTCTTGACCCGTCCGTAGATGAGCGGCACCGTGCCGCCCTGCTCCTGGGTGTTCACCGCGCCTTCGAACAGGAAGGAGGGCCGGCGGTCCGCCGGCTCCAGGCTGGCCGGCGCCTTCGGCTGGGGCGACATCAGCTGGGCGACGCCGGTGAGCGACATGGTCAGCCCGAACTGGGCGACCGTGCTCCAGGAGATGAAGCCCTTGCCGAGCGCGGCACCGACGCCCGTGAGGTCTCCCGCGAGCAATGGTGTCATGGCGCCCGACGCGCCGATGGCGACCGCCATCAGCGCCACCCCGAGGATCACCTTGGCCCCGCCCTTGCGGCCGGCCCCGCCGACGACCGGCACGATGTGCAGCGCCTTGGTGCCGAGCCCGATCTCCAGCATCTCAAGGTCCAGATCGAGTCCGGTCCGCCGGTCGCCGCGGATCACGCGGTAGTGGCCCTCGCGGATGTGCTTGAGAAAGCGGCCGGGGAAATTCGCCTCCAGCGCCCGCAGCGCCTCCACCGGCGACTCGACGTACAGGTCGAACGACGCGCCGAACTCGCGCCGCAGGGCGCCGTAGAGGAAGACGTTAGCCATGGAAGACCTTCTCGTGGCGCACCCAGCGGACGATCATGCGGCTCCACGGGCCGATCGGCTCGTGGCGGCTGAGGCGGTCCTGGAGGTGGTGCAGGATCAGGGAACCCTCCCGCAGCACCCCGGCGTGGTTGGGAACGGGCGAGCGGACCTGGGCGAAGAACACATCGCCAGGGCGCGCCTGGGCCGGATCGATGGTGACGAAGCCGGCTTGGCGGAAACCGTCCAGGTACAGGTTTCCGCCCTTCGACCACCATTCGTCGTCGCGGGGGAAGTCCGGCAGGGCGATCCCCAGCTCCAGACGGTGGAAATCGCGGACCAGCGAGTAGCAGTCCTGGACACCGTGGATGAAGCTGCGCCCCACCAGCGGGGCGATCGGCACGCCGTCCCCCCACACCACCGGATCGGAGCAGGACCGGCCGTCGGTCGGCACGATCACCCACGGGACGGCGGTGTCGAGCTGCGCCTGCATGTCGGCACGGCTCGGCCAGGGCATGATGCGCTCCTCCTCCGGGTCGCTCTCCCGGTAGGGGTGGGAGTGCACGATCGCGTCGAGGGCGCCCTCGTGGCAGCGCATCACCTCGTCGGGGATCAGAAAATGCCGCATCGGGTCGGCGGCCACATTGGCAAGCCGTTGATATTGCCCGCCAACGACGACGCCGCAGCATTCCCTCGGGAATTCGGCGAGAGCGTGCGCCTTCATCGCCGCGATGCAGGATGGCGCGAACATCAGGTACGGATCCTCGCGACGCCGGGAAAGGCCCGTGTGGGCAGCACCTCGGTCGCGCCGAAGCGCGCCTTGCAATCCGACAGGCGCTTGCCGCACCGGTCGTCGGCCGCGATGTCTGTTGTTTGCCCGTTGGGCCGGAAATATTTCCCGCCGGTGTAGGGGCAGGTCGCTCTCCCATAGTCGAAGGAGCTTCCGGTCCAGACGCGGTAGGCGTGGGTGCAGGCATCGCGCAGGATGTGACGGCCGGGAAGCAGGCGGCCCTCCTGGTCCATGGCGGCGCTCAGCTCCCATTCCACCATGGTCTTGGTGTGCTTCACCTTGCGCTCGATCCGGTAATGGTCGATCGGGAAATGCGCGCTGCTGTCCGCCTCCGGCCGACCGTCCAGGAAGCGCTCGAAGGTCCGGATGCGGATGAGGGTCGCGCCCAGCAGATCGTCGTAGGAGCCGACCAGCGCGGAGAAATCGCGGTTCACGTTGGCCACCCGGATGTTCGGGGTCGGCAGTCTGCCGGTGCCGCTCCACTCGAACCCCTCGGTCTGCAGGTCGAAGGGCATGTAGAGCTGGCCGCCGAAGGACACCGGCGTGCTGTCCGCGGATCCCTTCAGGAAGTGGATGACGCCGGCGCCCACATTGGTGGCATCGAGCCGGAAGAGCACGACGTAGGGGCTGGTGGCGAGTTTCTGCGCTTCGGCGGCCAGTTGGGGGATGATGCGGTCGGTCGTCATGGCCCGAACACCTGCTCGAAGGTGGCGCTGAGGCTGGCCAGTTCCCCGTTTTTGGTGCGTTCCCACGCCTGGCAGACGAAGGAGCGCGTTACCAATTCTCCCGGTGGCGTGTACAGGAATCGGTCCACCGCGCGACGAGCGTGCAGGAAGGACACGATCTCATCGATCTTGGCGACCGGGCCTTCCCACTTGAATTCGTAATTGTAGGCGATGTGGTTGATGCCGTCCGGGGCACGCTGGATATAGCCGTCGCCGAACTCGGCCTTCAGGAGCTTGATCCGGGGCTTCTGGGTGAAGCCGACCAACGGTGCGAGCGCCGGCTCGAAGGTGGGGGGGAGTGCCATGGTCACCTCGGAAGCGATCGGTGGAAACGGGCGGGGGCCGAGCGATGGGAGCGGCCTAGGACCTCAGCATCCCGCCCGGGCGCATCTCCCGCCGCATCTCCTGAAGCACCAGCCCGCGCATCTCGTCGTGGAGCTGCCGGCCGATCTGGTCGGCGAGGTCGCGGTTCTGCTCCGGCGTGCCGGCCGAGCCGGCGACCGTGATGTTGACGGTCTGGTTGAACTGCTGGCTGCCGACGCCGCCCAGCGCCTTCATCTGCTCGGGCGTGAAGACGCCCTCGCCACGGCGCAGGATGGCCGGCACCTCGTCGGACTGAAGACCGGGGAAACCGCCCTCGTGGAAGCGCTGGGCGGTGGCGAACAGCGCTCCGCGGGACGGTAGCTGATCGGCCCCGATGATGCCGCCGGTGTGCGCGATCTTGAAAACGTCGCCGATCCACGAGATGGCCTTGCCCAGGATCGAATTCACCCCAGTCTTGATTAGGCCATTCACGATCGAATCAAAAAAATCCTTCCATTTGACTTTTCCCTTTGTAATAAACTCTGTCATCTTGTTCGACAAACCGTCGAGCCATCCGGCGGATAGCTTGTCTATTGCGTCTTTGAAATTGGACAATTCTTTCAGTTTGTTCGTGAATTGCGAATCTTCCTTCTTTTCCTCTGCTGGCTTGCCGATTGAGGCCGTTGCCTGGACGCGGGCCCCTTGACCGGCCGCGGCGACCATCGCCACCGCTGCACCGGGTGACGGGGTGGGGCCGCCGGGCGGGGCTATCGCCCCCGAAGGTCGTTGCAGCCTATCGAGAAGCTGTCGCAGCGGTTCCATGAGGGCCGCCAGCGATGACGACATGGTGTTGACCGCGGACGTGGCGGTTGTCGCGGTCGACGTTGCGGCTGCCGGCGTGTCCGTGACCTGGACGTTGACGCGCCCGGTGATCCCGCCATCCAGGTTCAGTTCAACATTGATTGCAGCCAACGCCTTCGGCTCCTTTGCCCCTGTTGCCGACCGGTTCCGGATCGGCGCCGCGGTCGGTGCTAGACGGTTCTCGTCATGCTTCTGAGCGCGTTCAGCCCGTCGCGGTCGAACACCGGCCGTTCGATCGCGACCGTCCCGAGCCTGTTCCGGCGCTCAGCCTCGTACGCTTCCACCATGTCCGGCGACGCCCGCGTGGCGACGGCGGTGTTCTCCAGCGCGCGCAGATCCTCCTCCGCGGACAGCCGGTCGATGTTGCGATGCAGCATCCAGAAGGCCTGCACGGGGGTGTCGAGCGCCTCCCAATAGGTCCAGCCGTAGAAGCGCATGGCGCGGGCGACGACGTAGCCGAGGTCGATGGCCTCGACGTCGCCCGCGCCGCTCATTCCCCCGGCTGGGGCGCCCCCGCCCGCGCCTGGCCCTGCGCGCCCAGGAAGTCGAAGATCGCGTTCAACCGGCCGAGATCGAGCGCTTCCACCTCGTCGCGCGGCAGGGTGGGAAAGGCGGTGACGACCACGCCGATCAGCGTGTCGATCTCGGCGGCGACATTGTTCTGGCCCTTGAGCGCTTCGGCCGCCTTCTGCTGGCGGATGAAGTCCCCCAGCGTCATCGGCTTCATCACGTGCCGCCGTCCGTTCAGAACGATCGCCACGTCGGCAGCCGTCGGCAGTTCATCGAGGTTGAGGAGCTTCGTCATGGAGCCGTCGGGGTGGGGGGGCGGGATCGGGAGGACAGGGCGGCGCCGCAGCGCTCAGGCGGCCGGGGCGTTCTCGTTGCCGATGAAGAACAGCAGCTTCGTGGTCGGGTCGGCGAAGCCGATGAACTCCACCTTGAAGATCCGCTCCTCCTCGGCCTTGTAGGCGAAGGTCACGGCACCGGTCGTCGCCGCGTGCGGGATGACCAGATCCTCCGACGTGTCGCTGCCGGGCAGGGCGGCCGGATGCAGCACCAGTTGGTGGGCCTCATCGACGAGCGAGGTTCCCGTGCCGGCCCTCACATTCAGACGCCGGGGCGGATTCTCCCCGGCGCCCGCGGTCAGGGCCGCGGCCGGCATGATGTGCGCCAGATTGTCGATGGTGGTTTCGGCCAGCGGCGCCTTGACCTTGATGCCCCGCCCCGTGATGAATTCGTTGACGGCCGACGTGCCGTCCTGGTCCACCACGACCGTCTTGGTCTGGGTGGTCACCTCGACCTCGACACCCCCCTTGGTGAAACCGAGATCCTGGCCATTGTAGGAAATCCTGCAGGCACCGAGCTTCACGTTCCGGACATCGGACGGCATGGATGGTCCTTCCTGGTGCGGGTTGGCTGATCGCGCATGTGCGGTGACCCCGATCGCGACGGGTAGGGGCCGCCGGTCAGGTGTCGATGTAGTTGCAGATCATTTGAATGGACGCCTCGATGACGCCGCCGGCATCCGGCGCGCCGACCACCGGTTCGCGGTAGGGCCGCGCGTAGTTGATGTGGTGGGCTGTGCCGGCCGGCTGGTTGACGACGGTCAGCGCGGTCTTCGCGGCTTCCAGGATGCCCATCACCGCCGGGTAGGAACTCTCCCGCGCGGCCAATTCGAACACAACGTTTGGATGGTAACCCGGAATCTCGCCGTCCAACGGATCGTCACACCGGTGCGGTTTCACCGTCCGCACGACAAGACCGGCGGAAACATCGCCGGGCATGTGATGAACAAACACGTTTGACGATGGTACCGGGAGAGGCGAATCCTTTAAAAGTTGCATCATCCCGTCGTGAATCATGAACAATCCTCCCTATTGCGGATCATTCTACATCGACAGGAGGCGTACGCAATCGGTTTTCTCTAAATAGGAGCAGATGATAGAATATTATCCCGTAACATATCCGACGGGGAATCCGTTCGATACCTGCCGCGCCGCGGTCGCAGCCGCGGGGTCCGGTCAACGGCGGACGAGCTGGCGGTAGAGCGCCGGCAGCGCGGTGGTCAGCCGCTCCACATGGGGGAAGATGGCGTAGGCGCCGCGGCCGAACAGGGTGGGGAAATGGTCGCGGGCCTCGGCGTCCACGGTGATGCCGAACACCGCGACGCCCTCCCGCCGCGACTCGCGGATGGCCATGCGCGTGTCCTCGATGCCGTAGCGCCCCTCATAGTGGTCGACATCGTTGGGCTTGCCGTCCGACAGCAGGATCAGCAGTCTCTGGCGGTTGGGCCGTTCCGCGAGCCGTGCCGCCACATGGCGGACGGCGGCGCCGATGCGGGTGTAGTGGCCGGGCTTCAGCGCCTGGATGCGGCGCGCGACGCGGGTGGTGTGCGTCTCGTCGAAGCCCTTCAGCGTGCGCACCCACACCTGGTCGCGCCGGCGCGAGGTGAAGGCGAACAGCCCATGCCGGTCGCCGCAGGCCGCCAGACCGTGGGTCAGGGCCAGCAGCGCCTCCTTCTCCACGTCGAGCACGCGGCGGTTGCCGATCCAACCATCGGTGGAGAGCGAGGCGTCCAGCAACACGGCCACCGCCAGATCGGGGGACGCGTTGCGCGCCTGCAGCCAGACTCGGTCGTCGGCGGTGCCGCAGGCCAGCCGGTCGGCGCGCGTGCGCACCAGTGCGGCAAGGTCGAGATCGTCGCCGTCCGGCTGGCCGGAGAAGACCCGCCGCTTCGGGCGCAGCGCCTCGAACTGCCGGCGGACGCGGTTGATGCGGCGCCGGGCGGCGTCGTCGGGGGCCCAGTCCTCCCCCTCCTCGGCCGCGGTTTCGGCGATCACGCGGCAGTGGTCCGCGTGGAAGGTGCTGCGCGACCAGTCCCATTCCGGGTAGGTGAACTCGCCCGCCAGGGCGCCGGTGTCGGCGGCGGCCGGGGCCAGTTCGAGCTCAAGCTTCAGCCGGGTCGCGGCCTTGCGCTCGTGCTGGCCGACGGCGATCTCGTCCAGGTCGTCGGCGGCCTGCTTGGCGGCGTCCGCGTCGTCGTCCTCCACCTTGCGGTTGAGGTTCATCATCTCGGCGATGCCGAGGATCTTCTCCATCCGGTTCAGGATCAGCGGGTCGTCGCGCCGCGTGCGGTCGTTCGCCCGCCGCGTCGCCTTGCGGCGCCGGTTGTCACCATCGGCGGTGTTGCCGGAGCCGGTCTCCTCGTCCGCCGAGCTTTCGGGCGCCATGCCCTTGGCACCACCCACGGCCTCGCCCCACAGCGGCACCGGCAGGAAGGGGTGGTAGTCGGCCGGGGCCGCGCGCCCGCGATCGGGCAGCGGAACATCGGCTGAAGGGTCGGCGAGAAGCGCTTTGATGGCGGATTCGACCAAGGCCTCCGCCGCCGGAAGTCGCCGGACGGGCCGGATCGCCGCCAGCGCCGTGACCAGTTCGGCATGCAGCGGCCGCAGGCCGGGGAAGCGGGCGAGCGCCCGCCGCGTCGCGTCACGCGCCACGCTGATCGCCACGATGTCGGCCTGGAGCGGGTCGGCCGGGCGCTCCGCCGGCGGTTCGGCGTGGGCGAAGAAGGCGGCCAGCCACTCGTAAAGGGCGGCGTTGTGCCGGGTGTCGGGGAACAGCTCGATCCGCTCAGGCAGGGTCAGCGCCTCGCCGTCCAGGGTCGGGCGGTCCAGCCGCTCGACGCCAAGGCCGATGCGGCCGATCAGCGACAGCCGGTGGCCCGAGGCGCCCGGCGCGCCGGCGGCGATGCGCACCCCGCGGTCGCCGCCCAGCCCGCGGAAGAACACCGAAAGGCGCGGCTTCAGCGCCTCCAGCGTCACGGCGGCGTCGGGATGACGGGGGTAGCTGGCGCGCTCCCCCACCAGCCGGTGCCAGAGGCGGCCGATGGTCTCTTCCGGTTCGAACAGCGCGAGCAT